AGCAGGCGGAGGCCGAAGCGCAGGGCGTCGACATTCCCGAATGGTCCCTCGACGATGAGGCGCTGACCGCCGCGGCGATCCGGGACCGGCTCCGCCAAGTCGGCCGTACGACAGCCCGCTACCTGGGTGTGGGGCTGGTGCAGTCCGCGGTCCGTCAGGCGATGCGGGTGTGGGGTTCGGGGTCGGCGGAGCAGGTTGCGGCGCAGGTGGATGAGCACCTCGCGTCCCTGTCGGGTGCGGCAGTTGAGGAGCAGGTCGGCGCCGCCATGTCGGCGGCGCAGAACGAGGGCCGCATGGCCGTCCTCGCAGTCGCACCGCCTGCCGAGTACACGGCCAGCGAGATCCTCGACCGCAACTCATGTTCCCCATGTCGCGACATCGACGGCACCCGCTACACCACCCTGCCCGACGCCCGCGCCGCCTACCCGTCGGGCGGCTACACGGGTTGCCTCGGCGGCTCCCGCTGCAGGGGCACGTTGGTCACCGTCTGGCCGCAGGGAGACGAGCAGGCAGCAGCCGCCGGAATGATCTTGGCGGCTTCCGCGGACACAATGCCGCCGACACACCACGAGCAAGGAGGCGGCAGCGTGCCGTACAGCATCGTGCAAGACCACCCGGACTGCGGTGCCGATACGCCGTGGGCCGTCGTAAAAGAAGCCACCGACGAACTCATGGGCTGCCACGCAACCGAAACCGACGCCGAGGACCAGGCCCGCACCCTGCTCGCCGAAGAAGGCAACCGGCCACAGCGCGACGACGAAGACGACGTCCGCAGGATCGGCTACACAGGCGAGACCCCCTCATGGGAAGGCGTCCTCGCCGTCGAAGGCATCGTCACCGGCGACGGCCGCGAATTCGCACCCGGAGCGCTCACCTGGGCCGACCTCCCGATACCGCTGCGGTGGAACATCGAAGACTCCCACGGTGGGGAGGCGCGCACCAAGGCTGTCAACGTCGGCCGCATCGACCGCATCTGGCGCGACGACAACAAGATCATGGGCGCCGGGGTTCTCGACCTGTCCGACGACAACGGACAACGGGCCTACGACAAGTTGAAGGGCGAGTTCCTCCGCGGCGTCAGCATCGACGCCGACTCCATCGCGGACGCCGACGTCGAGTTCGTGTGGCCCGACGACGTCAACGCCGGCATGGAAGACGGCGACGAGGGCGACCTGCTCGAGATGCTGTTCGCGCAGCCGGAGAAGATGATTTTCCACGGCGGCCGCATCCGCGGCGCCACCCTCGTCGACATCCCCGCGTTCGCCGAAGCCTATGTCGCGCTCCTCGACGAGGAGGGCGCTGTGGTGGCCGGCGGGCAGCCGGTCGGCGAAGCCGCAGTGGCAGAGAAGTTTGGCGCGGTCGGCACGCACGACACCGCAACCTCCGAAGGCGACTGGGACGGCCCGGCCAACGAGGCGCGTCTTCCGTCGCCGATGACGGTGGCGACCGCGCGGAACGCGTACGCGTGGATTGATGACGACCGCATCGAAGACGGTGAACTCGTCAAGGATGCCGCCCGGTTCATTCATCACGAGGTCGGCGCGGACGGCAGCCCGGGGGCGGCGAACCTGACGGCCTGCTCTACGGGGATCGGCATCCTGAACGGTGGCCGCGGCGGCACGACGATCCCGCGGGCCGACTTCCAAGGCGTCTACAACCACCTCGCCGGGCATCTGCGGGACGCCGACCGGGAGCCGCCCGAGCTGAACATGAGGGCCGGAACTCTCGCTGGAAACTCTCGTCACGCATTCGGCTCTTCGCTGGCAGGAGCACTGAACCGCGCCATCGAACGGAAGATGGATGAGGACACGAGCCGGGCCGACATCATCGCCGACATGGCGAACGCGGCTGGAATCAGCACCGGCACCGTCAATGAGATCATCGCCGGAGACATCAACTGCCCGCCCGAGGACCGGTTGGCGGGTTTCGCTCGAGCCCTTGGCGTGTCCGCTGGCAGCCTGATGTCAGCTGCGGAAGAAGACGGGTGCGACTACGGCATGGGCGGCTCCATGTCTGCTTCAGCAGCAGTACGGCAACCGCAAGCCGCCTGGTTCTCTGATCCGAAGCTCAGCCTGCCGACACCGATCACGATCACGGACGACGGCCGGATCTACGGGCATGCTGCGCAGTGGGGTTCCTGCCACATCGGGCAGGAGGGTGTGTGTGTGCAGCCGCCGCACGAAGACGCGCACCCGTACTACCGGACGGGTGAGGTGAAGTGCGACGACGGGTCCCGGGTGGCGGTCGGTCAGATCACCGTCGGTACCGGGCATGCGCCGCTGCACATGGGTGCGTCTCCGGCGGCGGAGCACTACGACAACACGGGTGCTGCGGTCGCCGATGTCGCGGTGGGTAACGACGCGCACGGGATCTGGGTCGCGGGCGCGGTCCGTCCGGGCGCTGATCCGTTGAAGGTGTACGAGCTTCAGGCCGCGGGCCAGGTCAGTGGGGACTGGCGGCGGATCGGCGGGGAGCTTCGGCTGGTGGGGTTGCTGGCGGTGAATGTGCCGGGGTTCCCGGTGCCGAAGATGCGGGCCCGTGTCGCGTCGGGTGAGCCGCAGGCGCTGGTGGCGGCTGGTCGGCCGACGGTTGCGTGGGGCCGCTCGCAGGAGCAGACCGAGCGTGATGCGGTACGGATTGTGATGCGGATGCTGTCGCGTCGCGTCCACCCGGGAGGGAGGTGAGCAAGCGTGTGCAGTTGCAATAAGAAGCGGCGTCCGGCGCCCCCTCCGCCGCCCTCTCCGAGCGCCTGACCATTAGGTTCACTGGTCCGGTCAATATAGTTGAACATTGCAGCACAGTGTGCTAGCGGATACCCTTCGCCTTGAGTTGCGCCGGATGCGCCCGCTACCGGCGCAACTCAACAAGCGGGCACGCAAACACAACCCTCCGACGAACGTGGAGGCGGCCGTGCCCGCAGAAGAACTGTTCAACGCCCCACCCGACCTCACCCTCGTCAGCGACGACGACCTCACCGACCTCGAAACCCGAGGCGCCACCGAGTTCGAACGCGTCGAAGCCATCGACGACGTCGACCCCGAAACCCTCCAGTACGCGATGCGTCTCGCCGACGACCTCGACCGCATCCGCGCCGAACTCTCCGTACGCGAAGTCCGCGCCCAGGCCAACGCCGAACTCCAGCGCACCCGCGTCGGCGAACAACTCGCCGCACTCAAGGAACGCGTCCACGGCGACACCACCACCCCCGGCACCACACCGGCCGCACCCATCGACGTCGAAGCCATCGCCGCCGCAGCAGCCCGCGGAGTCACTGCAGGCATGGCCGCACTCATGACCGACCGACGCGGGGGCAGCGTCCGCCCCGAGGAGATCGCCCGCCGCGCGACCGCCAGTCTCGCCGAGACCGCCGCGCACGCGCCGAAGCCCAAGGTCCCCACCCAGCGCCTCGCGGTCACTGCCTCCGTCGACATCCCCGGCGTCGCCCACGGCGACGCAGTCCGCAGCCTCAGCGGCCTCACCGACGTGGTCAACCGCAAGGCCAAGTCGATGCCCGAGACGAACGGCAACCCGAATTACCAGCTCGTCGCGAGCATCCGCAACGAGCACGAGCACACCCTCGACGACCGGTCGAGCCCCGCGCAGGTCAAGGAACTGTTCGACTTCCTGACCTCGCAGGACAAGCAGGATGCGCTCGTCGCGGGCGGCGGCTGGTGCGCACCCAGCGAGATCCGCTACGACTTCTTCAACATCGCCTGCTCCAGCGGCATGATCGACCTGCCGACCTTCGGTGTCACAAGGGGGGGCATCCAGTTCCCCGTATCGCCGTCGCTGGCGGACACCGTCGGCAGCATCGCGTTCGGCGGGTTCGCCGTCGAGTTCTCCAACGCGTCCGCGCCGTGGCTGTGGACCGAAGCCGACGACATCGCCGCCGCGACCGGCTCGCCGACGAAGCCGTGTGTCCGGGTGCCGTGCCCCACCTTCTCGGAGGAACGGCTGGAGTGCTTCGGTATCTGCCTCACCGCGGGCAACCTGACGGACTCGGCGTACCCCGAGGCGACGCAGCACATGATCAGGCTGCTGATGACGGCCCACGACCACGCCATGAACGCCCGCTTCATCACGCAGATGGTCGCCGACTCCACCGCCGCGATCACCATCACCGGAGGTGCCGCAACCGACGCCGCCGCACCCCGCATCTACAACGCGGTCGGCCTCGCCGCGACCGACGTCCGCGAACGCTTCGGCATGTGCATCGACGACGTCCTCGAAGTCGTCATGCCGTCCTGGGTCCGCGAGGTCATCCGCGGCGACCTTGCCTGGAAGGCGGGGGTCGAGCTTCAGGCCGTGTCGAACGAGCAGGTCACCGGCTACTTCACTGACCGGAACGTGCGCGTGCAGTGGGTTGACGACTGGCAGGTCCGCGGCACGAGCCAGTTCGGCAACGCGACCGCGCTGACCGCGTGGCCGACGACGGTCGACTTCCTCATCTACCCGGCGGGCACCTTCGTCCGCGGCACAGGCATGAGCCTCGACCTCGGCGTGGTCCGTGACTCGGTCCTCAACCAGACCAACGACCACACCGCGCTGTGGTCGGAAGAGTGCCACCTCATCGCCCGCGTCGGCCACGAGTCCCGTCGGTACACGGTGCCGTTCAACGTCAAGGGCGCCACGGGTGCGCTCCTCGGTGACGAAGCCCGCGTCTGACCGGCAGCCAACCGAGTGAGCAGGAAGGGGTGAGCGCCGGTGGCCGGAGCACGCCAAATCATCGACCCACCGGCGTTCACCCCACTGCCCTACGGCCTGTGGGACGCCGTACAGAAACCGTCCATCGACAATCCGCACTGGCAGCAGGGTGTCACCTGGATCGAACGCTGCCCGGCCGGCGGCACAACGTACGACGAGTGCCTGTCCGTCACCGGCACCGGCGCACCCCCCGAACCTGCCGCGAAGGCCGACAATGTCGACCAGACATTCCGCGGCGCTACCCCGTTCACCGTGTTCACCGAGTTCGACTGCTCACCCGTCGGCCTCGGCGACGCGGCCGAGGTCGCGGCGGACGCACTGGCACGCGTCGAAAACCAGCAGCTCGAAGCAGCGTTCTGGACCGGCACCGCAGGCGCACAAACCCTCGTGTTCCCGCACCTCGCCGCAGCAGCGGACGTATCCGACACGCAGAGCATCCTGTTGCAGCCGACCGCATCAACATGCGTGACCGGAGCCGACGCAGCCCACGCACTCGGCGCCCTGGAGGACTG